GACATGGTGAATGTGGCGGATATCGAGTCGAACAATGGTGGCCGCGGCTTTGCCCGGAACGTGGAACGGATTCTTCAGCAGGAACTGCACAGCAATCACACGATTGTCAGGTGGTTCAGCCAGAACAAAAACAAACAGGCACGCATCTATTCCAATTCCTCTTGGGTGATGCAGCATATTTACTACCCGGAAGACTGGAGAAATCGCTGGCCGGAGTATTACGACGCTATGGTGAAATATCAGAGAGAGGGTAAAAATAAGCATGATGATGCCCCAGATGCCACTACGGGTATTGCTGAGAAGATCGGCGCCGGTAGTGCATTTAGTTTCGAGTAGGAAAGAAGGTGAGAAGATTGTTAATTGAATATGGCAGTGAGACACGGCGAATCAACGCAATTGTGAACGCAGGAGCCAGAACTATGATGGGAGATATACGTTTTCTGGAGAAGGAAATACAGAAGTGGAAACAGTCTCCTGTGCGTAAGACAATGATGCTTGCGGAACGATATTACCAGGGGGATCATGATATACTTCATACGTCACGAAAAGCCATTAACGAGAAGGGAGAGCTGGAGCCGGTCAGTAATCTTCCAGATAACCGGATCGTAGATAACCAGTACCAGAAGGCGGTTGATCAGAAGAAAAACTATCTGCTGTCAAAGCCTTTTACAATTACGACTGAAAACGACGCTTATACAGAAGCCTTAAAGGATATTCTGGATAAGCGTTTCATGCGTTCCCTAAAACGTGTGGCCGGTGACTCTATCAATGGCGGCATTGGTTATCTGTATCCATATTACAATACAGAGGGGAGGCTGTGTTTCAAACGGTTTAATAATTACGAGATTATCCCGTTTTGGGCTGATGAGGAGCACACGGAGCTGGATTGCTTTGGGCGTCTGTATCAAATTGATGGCTATGAGGGAGAGACTGAAAAGACATATGAGTTTTTCGAACTGTACTCTAAAGATGGCGTTGAACGATATCAATTAGATGGAGCGCATCTGATTCCCGATGTGATGCACCCGTCCGGCGCCCATTACCTGGTGGAACAGCACGACCCGGACGGAAAGCATGTGGAAGTACCTTATAACTGGGAGCGAGTACCACTGATTCCATTTAAGCGCAACGCCCATGAAATACCGCTGATCCGGTGCTGCAAGAGTCTTCAGGACGGGATCAATCTGATGGTGAGCAGCTTTGAGAATAACATGTGTGAGGACGCCAGAAACACGATCCTGATTCTTGTCAATTACGATGGTCAGAATCTGGGAGAGTTCCGTAAGAATCTTTCCCAGTATGGAGCGGTTAAGGTTCGGAATGATGGAAGCGGATCGGGCGGAGACGTGAAAACTTTGACGGTAGAAGTGAACGCAGAAAACTATAAAGCGATTCTGGAGATTTTCAAACAGGCGCTAATCGAGAACTGTAAATCCTATGATGCAAAAGATAACCGGCTGACAGGTGATGCCAATCAGATGCATATACAGACGATCTATCAGGATATCGAGTTAGACGCGCAGGATATGGAAACGGAATATCAGGCAGCCTTTGAAGACCTGTTCTGGTTTGTGGATCAGTATCTGATGAATTCTGGAGGCGGGGACTTCGAGGCGATAGAGGTAGATATCACATTCAACCGAAACATACTGGTGAACGAGACGGAACTGATTGATAATTGTATGAAGTCCGTCGGATTCCTTCCGACAAAGCTGATTCTGCAAAAACACCCATGGGTGGACGATGTGGAGGAGGCTATGAAACTACTGGAGGAGGAAGAACAAAAGAAAATGGAGCAGATGGATCCTTACCAGAAGGCTTTCGGGCAGAAAAAGCCTGGAAAGGAACTGGAAGGCGGTGATAACCTGAATGGCGAGACAGAATAGTGCTTACTGGCAGAAACGAATGGAGGCCCTGGAAGATAAGCAGTATCAGAATGGCGCGGAGTATTACAAGGACGTCCAAAAGCAGTTCAGGGAAGCATCAAACAATGTTCAGGTGGACATTGAACGATGGTACCAGCGTCTGGCCGACAATAACAATCTTAGTTATGCAGGAGCAAAAAAGCTGCTTAAGAAGGACGAACTGGACGAGTTTCACTGGTCTGTAGAACAGTACATAAAGGCAGGGGAAGAGAACGCAGTGGATCAGAGGTGGCTGAAGGAACTGGAAAATGCATCAGCCCGCCACCATATCTCTTATCTGGAGGCCATGAAGCTTCAGACTCAGCAGCACGCAGAGCTACTATCTACAGAGTTTGAAGGAGGCATGACAGAGTTTCTTCATAAATCCTATGGTGATCAGTATTACCATACCGCGTTTGAGATTGCCAAAGGTACCGGCCTGGGAAGCAATATGGCCCAGATCGACAGCCGAACCATAGATACTCTGATTAAAAAGCCCTGGGCCCAGGACGGAAAGAACTTCTCAGACCGGATCTGGACGAATAAGGATAAACTGGTAAACAATTTGCATACAGAACTGACTCAAAGTATTATTCGAGGCGCTGATCTGAAGCAGGCCATAGACAATCTGGCGAAGACGATGGAGGTAAGCAAGGCCCAGGCAGGGCGTCTTATCATGACGGAATCAGCGGCGATATCAGCGGCGGCACAGAAAAACTGTTTTAAGGATCTGGATGTGGAAAGGTATGAGATACTGGCCACACTGGACAGTCATACATCGGATATCTGCCAGGAGATGGACGGTAAGGTCTTTGAGATGAAGGATTATGAAGTGGGGACAACCGCGCCGCCGTTTCATCCCAATTGCCGTTCTACCACGATCCCGTATTTCGATGATGAGTTTACAGAAGGGGAAGAGCGGGCAGCCAGAGATGAGGATACCGGGAAGACGTATTATGTGCCGGCGGATATGAAGTATGAAGAGTGGAAAAAAGAGTTTGTGGAGGAACCTGTTAAGAAAGAAAAGAAAGAAAAGAGTGATAAACTGGGTACAGGAAAAAGTAATTCATCCAGCGAAACGCAAAGGATCGAGATCGGCAGCGTGAATGTCGAAATGAGGGAAGAAGCCATTTCCTATTTTGAAGAAAGTATCCGTCATGTGTCGGTTGAAAATGCTGTCGTAATAGACAGTGCTGGAGAAGTTGTTCAGTTTATTGGGCAGAAAGACAGTGTTGATATATTTGATGTAAATTTGAAAGATGCCATTGTAACGCATAATCACCCAGAATCAGAAGGTGTCATATCGTTTGGGGAAGATGATTTTAACTTTTTGCGGGAACATCAAGACTTAAAAGAATTTCGATGTGCTAACGCAGAATATAATTATCGAATTGTGGTATTGAAAGATATGGCTGAAGTTGTGTATAATGATATCTATACAGAGGGATTCAAATATTTTGGAGATCCGGAATTTGAAGCACAGGATGCTGCAATGAGGGTACTTCAGGAAAGGGGATATGTTACCTATGAAAGAAATCGAGTTGACACCCGAACAGAGAAGTAAGTACAATGAATTATTAGCAGAGATGCGGGCGGAATTAGAATTATTGCCAAAATCCGATGGTAATATATTATCATGTACAGTTGGGAATAGGCCATATCAAGAAATAAGCCAGAAATATCTGCCGAAGTTAAAGGAAATTCTGAAAGAGTAAATACCACCAGTCAATAAAAAGACCGGTGGTATTTTTATACCCATTTGCCAGCAGATCAGGCGTAAAACAGTCGGCTTAACTTGCAATCATGCGGAGATACCGCGTAATAAATCGTAGAGGAGAGGTAAGATGAAACGGAAGTTTTTAGAGGATTTGGGACTGGAGAAAGAAGCCATTGATAAGATCATGGCAGAGAATGGCAACGACGTGAATGCAGCGAAAGCAGAGTATGATTCCATGAAGCAGGAGCGGGACACCATGGCGGCCCAGGTGGCAGAGCGTGATAAGCAGCTGGAAACGCTGAAAAACTCCACCGGAGATATGGAAGCGCTGAAACAGCAGATCATTACACTTCAGGCGGATAATCAGGCAGCCAAAGAGAAGTACGATGCCGATATGAAGGAACTGAAGCTTTCCACAGCGATCAGGCTGGCTCTTGGTGAATCGGCCCAGGACAGCGATTTAGTCGCCGGG